TGATCCGCTTTTCTCTGTTTTCTTTATTATACCACACAATAACCAGAAATGCAAGTACATTTTTCAATTTTTCCAAAATATTTTTATCTGAGTCTTTCCAGCCATTCCACCGCCAAAACCGAAACAATAAAACCAGCGGTAAAATACAAGGTAGAAGGAAAGATTTCTTCCCAAGCTGCGCCGCAATCGGAAGCCCCAGCTTTTCCAAGTACCAGCATAAAGAACACAAACGCCGCCACGCCGCAAATATTGCGCATAATCGTCAATGCGTGTTTTCTCCGTCTTACTCTCTGTTCTGCTCTGTAACGCATTCTTGCGCCTATATACTCAGTATGTACCATTTTTATTTTCTCCCTTCGATCTTTTTCAATGTCAAACAATATTCTTCTGATCCGTTTTCATATCCTATATAACGCCGTTCACATTTCACGACTTGCAAACGCTTAAAATCAAATCTGTTTGCAAAGTCTTTAAACCATACATATTCAAAACTGAATATGCTATTTTCTGGAAAAGGATTCTTTTCGCCTAAAATCTTATAGCGAAAACTGCCTTCTTTTATTTGTGGTACAACTTTTATAAATTCGCTTAATGTGATCATGTTTATTTCTCCGTTTATGCCTGTTTCGGCTCTCTGTGTTTTTCGATCCTGACGGCTGCGCTTGTGTTTTCTCTGTATTCTTTCGCCGTCTGTTTTGCGTCTTTCCATGTGTATTCGCTGCATTCGCATTCCCAACCGTAACCGTAATTTGTCATAATGTCGTATCTGTCAACTGTTTTTCTCTGATATGCCATTTTTAAACGCTCCCTTCCATTTTTCCAGCTTTACAGCATTGCGATTAAATCAAATTCAAAATTGCAAATTGCTTTATACTTTGGATCATGTGCGCTATTTATATCGCTTTTCCACTGTCTGAAAGTTTCCAGTATTTCCGCAATTAATTCTTTCGGGCTGATATATTCCAAATCTTCCAGAATGGTATAATAAACGCCGTTTTGATCCATGCGCTGCATAAAGTCAACCACTTTTTTAAATGTGCGCTTGTCTTGCTCTGTAATTCTCATATGTGCGCCTTCTTTCCATTGCTTTTGGTTTTTCCGTTTTGGTATTCACTGGAACGGAAAACGGCGGTTTTCCGCTCTGTCAATATCAAACTTTTTCTTGTTTTTCTGGTTATTATTCGCAATGATCCACTTCGCCGCTATTAATAGCCGTTAAAATTGCGTTTAACTCATTGCAAATATATCTATACTGACGGCGAAGTATTTTGTTTAATTCTTCCGCTTTATATGCTTTATGGTTATACGCCGCTTGTCTGTATTCCTTCAATTCAATTTCTGGATCAAATAACCAGCGGTTTAAATTATCGCTTGCATACTGATAAACTTTTGCAATCTCTGTATATTTTGCAAAGTGTTCATTTTTCCGCTTTACGCTCCAATTAATAGCCTTTACCATATCGGCGGCGGCTCTCAGTTTAGAAACGCTGTAACAGGCTTTTGCAATCTCCATTTTGTTAATCTCCCTTCAGGCGGCAAACCTTGCGCCAAATGCAAAATATACTTTCTTTCGGCTGATATTCACGGCTTCAAGATATTCTTCAGGAATATGCAAGCGGCTTTTTTCGTGCGCCGTGTAAAGTTCATTTGCAATATATATTTGTCCGTCCCTGCGCCGTTTCTGGTCAAACTCTTTTTTGATCCTGTAATATACCATTGTAAACGCTCCTTTAAAAGTAATAAAACAATGCGCTGCTTCGTGCCGTAATTGCGTATAGTTCGCCTGTCTGGTTATCCTTCAGCAAACCGCCATTCATGCCATATTTGCCACGGCTAACGGCGATAGGGTCAAGCCGTCTGTATCTGGTCAAGCTGCCTTCTTCGGCGGTAATGTCAACGGCTGCGCCCAGCTTTACAAGGTTTTTGATCTCTTTTTGTTTAATGGTTTTCATGCTTTCGCCGCTCCTTTCGTCAGTTCCCTATAAATCAATTTTGTGATCATTTCTTCGGCTTCACATTCGCTGTATTTTGCTTTTTCGCTTTCGGTTTCTTCAAGCCATGCGCCCAGCATATCAACAGCGGAAACATTATAGTAATACATGGTATTAAATGCGGAAGGCAAACCTTGCGCCCAGTCTTTAAAGGTTTCAAAACCTGAGCGGCTGCGGCTGTATCTCTTTTCATTTTCGCAAGCCGTCAAAATCAATTTGCAAGCCGTGTTAAAATCTGGATTGGCTTCAAGTTCGAAGTATTCATGATCAACGCCGTCAATAATATATTTGCGTACTTTCTCAATAACTTTTTTGCTGTTAGTTCTCAACATGGTTTTTACACTCCTTTTTATTTGTCCGTTGTTCCGTTTTCCGTTGTTCTTTTATTTCTGGTTATTTGTTGCCGCTGTAATATTCGGCGGTATTTTGTACCCATATCAAAACGCCGTTATAATAGATTTTTGCGTTTTTGGTTTTTGTCGTGTAATTGATCAGCTTTTCAAGGCTTTTTGAATGATGAAGTTTTACGCCGTTTTTATACATGATATAAACATTTTGCATTGTTTCCGCTCCTTCCGTTGTTACTTGCATTTATTGTTATTTGCTGAAGGAAAGAATACCAGTATTTAAAAAGCGGTTAAATGTATTAATGCAATCTTCAGCATAATAATTAATAGTTACCATATAGTAATTAAAGATTGCATTCATGATCCCATTGCAAGCGGCTTTATTATATTTTGTTTGCTGCGCTGCGGCGGCTTGCATTGCGCTTTTAATTTCAAAGTATCCCATTTGTTTGATCTCCTTTTGTTTTCCTTTTGTGATTATATTATAGCATATAATAACCAGAAATGCAAGAACAAATTGTAAAATTGAATGTAAAAATACAGGGCTTTTTATTGCGCTGTTTTGTGCAATTTGACTATACTATATTTTGAGTTAGTGACTGCTTTAAAATATGCGGCTTTTGTCGATTGAATACGGCGAAAAATAAAAGAGCTGCGGCGGCTTGCGTTTATAGTGGGATCGGCTGCGCCTTGCGTGTTACTGGTTAAACCCGAAGCGGATCGGGCTTTATATCCGCATTTGTTCGGGCTTTTGTTTTGTTCGGTTTTTGGTGTAAGGCGAACAAAACGCCCATAAACAAGGGAAGATATACGCCGCCGCCGTTTTATTGATCATGAAGGGCGGTACTTTCCACTTTTTGCGGTTTTTGTTTTTGTCCAGCAGCCAGAGTACATCTGCTCAAACTACGCAGCGCATTTTTCAAAACGATTGATCGGGAAGTGCATCGTAAAGTCCCCATAATTATCGCAATATTGCCCTATTATCCGATCTCAAAATCCAGTCCAGCAGCTCCCACACCGAACTAACTAAACTCCTGAAATCACCATAACTATGGTCATTCTCGATTTGTTCATCCGATGATCACAAATTATTTACAAAAATATATAACAGGAAATGCAAGAAACCTATTGACATACACCTTGAAATTTGGTACAATAATAGTGCGGAAATCCTTTAGTTTATGGGATTTTCATTCACAGATAGGATAACAAGATATGCAAGAAAATAAGGAGAAGATTACGATGACAAAATATCAAGTAGATGGAAGCTGCGTAATTGAGATTGCGCCTTGGCTGGAAAAAGCACTGGAAAATCAAAAGAATAAGACTATGAGTGTAGCGGCTCCTATTGTAGATCAGGAATATATTGAGAGTGATCATCGAAATAAAACTCCTGTGGAACCTATTCGTTCACTGGATGATATTGAGCGCATTAAGCAGTATTTCCTTACTACCAAAGGACATGGTAATACTCGTATCAGAAACTATGCGTACTTCGTCCTATCTTTAAATGTAGCCAGACGATGCGGTGACATTGTTGAGCTGCGAGTTCGAGATGTATTAAATGCAGACGGTACTTTTAAGACTCATGTTATTTTTGATCACGAACAAAAAACTGGTAAGCGTTCTATGATTCTACTAAACAGCAAGACAGTGGAAGCATTAAAACTGTATTTTGATACTCTGAAGGAATATCGTATGTCTGACTGGTTATTCCCGAAACTGAACAATCATGACGAACATATGAGTGTGGATGGAATGCGCCGAATGCTTCAGCGCACAGTTGAGGCGTTGGGAATTGATATGCGGATTGGAACTCATTCGCTGCGCAAGACAATGCCCTATCATATTATTACTAATAGTACCAATACTGAGGACGAGGTAATGGTATCCCAGCTTTTAAAGCATAGCAATGTAAAAACTACCTA